ATTGGGATCATCAAAGGCAGCATTGTAATCTGTTAATTCAATTTCATTGCCACCGTCATCAATAATTTCTTCGCTTTCGTTAATATCTAAAATTCCACCATGATAATAATTTTTTCTAGCAACTCCGCCTCTATTAAAAGGTGTTCCTGCTACATTTCCACCCGTTGGAGATTGTCCTCTTCCACCACCAGGTTCATTCATTCCTGTGTCAGGTCTATCTCTATTTCCATAAGTTTGAATATTTTGTCGTACTTGTTGCGCTGCCGCCGCTGCATCTGCTTTCACTTTCGCGTCTGCTTTCGCTTTCGCCTCTGCAAAGGTCATCATTTGTATGTTTTTTTGTTTTCTGTCTTTCCAAGTCTGAATTCTATCTGCTGCACTCATTTTACGATCTCCCCAAAATTCATCTTTTGTTGGAACAGCAGCTGCAATCTTTTCTTCTAAACTTGCACCATATGGAATACCCCATACATTTAAATTTGCTTTAACATCTTCCCAAGGTTGAGCAAAAACATTTCCACTAGTAATAGCACCATAATCTTTTTCCTTGAACGCTTGCTTAACAGATCTCCATGCATCTGGAATTTCTTCTGTTGCTGTGGCAGCTGTGATTCCTAAATTTCCAATAACATCGGCAACTTTGCCGTAGGGATCAACTCCAATTTTATTACTAACCCAATCAATAAGAGCTTCTTTTGTTGCTGCACTTCCTAGTGTATGTCTAACATCTGAGCTTGTTCCTTGTTTAGCATATTTATCTGTTTTTTGTAGTATATTAGAAGGATATTTTGCTCCTATATCATGAGCTTGGCTATAAGCATCTAGATATTTAGGTGTCTCTAGATAATCAGATAAAGAAGTTCCATCACCCAATTTCTTCCTAAAATGATTAGAAATGCCGCCAGTTGCATAATCTCTCTCCCATCGCTTTGCGATTTCAGGAAGATTTGCATGCATGTATCTTCTTTGCTTTTCAGATTGGAAAGGCATTAGCTTCTCGGGCCTTTAAGTGTTTTAACGTCCTTTCGTTTCATCACATCAGAACGCATTTTCGCTCGATTAGACATTCTTTGTTTCTCTAATGAAGTGTCTGCTCTTAAATGCGCCAGATCTTCATTTTGTTCCATCTTGTCTTCTTGAACGTCTCTGTTCATCAACATTTTAGTTTTATCTAAATTAATTCGAGCTTCATCTTCTTGTTTTTTTCTGAAATTGTCTTGTGCTTTAATATCGAGTTCTCTTGCTCTTAATTTAGCGATTGGATCATTACCAAAGTCTCCGCTTACTTGTTTTTCTTCTTTTAAGAATTCTTCCATCATTTCAGCGATTAGAATTGCTTTTCTAGATTCTAGGTCTAACATTAATCTATCTAACTCACCTTTAACTTCTGGATTCTGAGCAACTTGTGCATTCGTTTGCATCAGTTGTTGCAGTTCTTGAATTTTAGTTAATTTATCTCTCATCTCCATTTGAACTTGTTCATCTGCCATTAAAGAAATATGTTCAAAAACATTCTTTTCTAATGAAGCTGTGATCTGTGGATTATTTTTTGCCATCGCTGTTGCCATAAAAGCCACGTGAGCGGCGATATGCGCTTGGTGGTCTTGTCCGGTAAAGGCTTGGAAAGGTTTCCCTGCCATAGCATCAATATGTTCTAATGCTGGATTTTTAGGTGCCGGTGGTGGCGGCGGTGGTAAAATTTGGTCAATATTCTTAACGCCCATGGCTACATACATGTCTCTAAAAGCCTCATACATATTATGCATTTGAGGATTAGACTGAGCGAGTTGTAATTCTGTTTGTGCGGTTGCAATTCTTTGTGTCATTGAAAAAATATTTGGATCCGCTACGGGAAGTATATCCACTTTGTCATCAAAGTCTGTTTGTTTAATCTCACGTTCTCCTCCTACAACATCGTACGGATAAACCGGCGGTAAGTAAGTTGAAAAGACGTCCGATAATAAAACAAACTCTTGTTTCATGGCTGCGTACAATCGTTTATGTATTGCTGACATTACCCTAGAGCCGCGCTCTAATAGGGCTACGGTCGTTCCAACAGCAGCCTGCTGGTTCCCGTCACCGACCTGCATGTCAGCAATGGACGCGAATCTCTGTCCTGCATCAACACAAATTCCCATCAACTGTAATAAAGTTTGTGAAGGTTCTTTGTATGGCAAATTCATAAAAGCATCTTTAAGATTTCCACCCGGAGCGTCTACATCACGCCATTCACCGGGTTGAAGAGATTGGGCATCATCTCTAACTCTGATACCCCTCTGTTTAAATCCTGAAGGTAAATTGGAAAGTGTACCTGCATCAATGAGTTGACGAAGAGCAGACGTAGCTGCTTTTGTTAGACCGCCTATCATATGGATTAATCCAAAACCATAAAATCCAAGTCCAGGCAGAAATTTAAAATGGACAAAATATTGGATCTTTTGTTTTTTTGGATCGTCTAGTTTGTAGTTTCTTCTAATGGATAATACTTTTCGCGTACCATTGTCGACTGTAACAATGTAGGGAACTTTAATACCGGTTGGCATCCCATCGTCGCCTCTATCTTCAAAGCCTTCAATCTCTAAGTCAACATGGCATTCAATCAAAGTATAAATTGGATTATTCTTTTGATAACCTGTTGCACTCGTTCCTTCCAGCTCTCGTTCTTTTTTCTTTACGTCAGTTTGTTCGTAGTAAGGTTGTCCGAGTTCTATATCTCTATAGAATCCAGAAACTTGTTGCTTACGCAAATCATTTTCTGAAATTTTTAAAACATGACAAATGGCTTCCGTATCCTCTAATGAGGTAGCGGAGTACGGAACCACTAAGTCATCGGCCGTGACGAACTTTGAAACCGCTCGTCCCAGTAAATCGTCGTAATAAACTTTTTTAAAAGTTGATCCTGCCAGTGGCAGGTAAAATAACATTTGATCAAATTCAGGTTCAAACTCTTTCATGACATCCATCAATTGATAGTTCATGAAATTTTTAACTCTTATGGATTGATCTTGTTTTTCTCTTGTCGGTCTGCCTAACATCTGACATCGAACCGGACCGTCCGAGGGTAATAATTCTTTATAAGCTTGCGCTTGAAACTGCGTCACCGCTTCCGCTAAAACAGGATGCGTTGCTCCTGAGGCTCCTTGAAAAGGTCTCGTTCTCGTTTCAAACTGAAACCCTAAAAGTTCAAGTCCTTGTGTATACGATCTTTCCCATTCTCTTCGGGATGCTTTGTAATCTGTGTAATTGGCAAAGAGTTCTGAACCAATCGGATCTAAAATAGAATCGGGTAGCAAATCCGCTAAATTCGCATAGTGGTCTTGACTTCCTTCTGGAGACGCGGTCCCCGGCTCAAAATTAATATCGACTGAACCATCTTCATTTTCAGTTATTTCTGTATTCTCAGGAGACGGTATCGATTCTTGTAGTTCTGTTTGTACTTCTATTTGTTCTTGCGGTGAAGGGATCGTAACGTTTTGTCTTACGTTCGGTAAACCCTTATCTATCTCTGCCATGTAGGTTTCTCCAATCTTTCTGGTTTATCTTGTTTTGTTACTTTAATCAAGCCTCTAGAGTCTGGTCCCTTTACAGGAGGGATTGCTTTCCATTTTACGTTTTTCATGTTTTTGACTAATGTGGGGTTTTTCATTTGTATCGGTTTAATATGTATTGATCGACACCAGCTAAGCCACCTTTTGCAAATTCGACTTCATCTACAAATCGTTCAGATTTCCATTTTCCTGTCTCAGAATCATATCCTCGTTCAATTTTACGCTTCAGTAATTCTAGGTTTTCATCCGCTTTAATTGAATAAGCTTTATCTTTAGTTTCTCCTTTTTTTAATCCTGAAAGAGCATAACTTTCCAATCCTACTTCTCCAACATCTTTTTCAATAGCTTCTTGAGCTTTAGCGCGATTATACAAAGCCATTTTTTTATCAATCTCTTTATCGGAGAATCCCTTCTCTTTTAAATCGTTTCTAATTCTTAGTCTCTGCGATATCTCTGTTGCTGGAATCATTCCAAAAGAAGCAAACTCAATCGGTAAGTTCACAAAAACATCATACAAAGGTTTGCCCGCTTGATATTCTGCACCCGCAGCTACCGCACCTACTGCTACTCCCATACCTCCCAAAGTTCCTGCAGCCGTCGTTCCTAATTTAGGCGACGCATATTTAAATTTTTCTTTTGCTATGGCAATAACTTTGTCCTGTTGAGAGTTGGTTAATTTTTTAAAATCTATTTTTCCAATTTTTC